AGATATCTTCGTTAAGATTGTTGAAGAAGCAGCAGTTGTCGAATACCCCCACTAGGAGATAGCAGTCATGGCTGACGAAGTAGTAGTTGAGCAGAACCAAGGCCCAGACCCTGAGGTCCTCGCCGAGGCTCGTCGTGGCGGCTGGCGGCCGAAGGAGGAATTCAACGGCGATCCGAATGTCTGGGTCGATGCCGGCACGTTTGTGAAGCGTGGTCGGGAAGTCCTGCCCCACGTGCAGCGTCATGCAGCGAAGCTCGAGCAGGAACTCGCCACCGAGCGGGCGGCTCGGGTTAAGCTCGAGCGCGAGCAAGAGGAACTCCGCACTCAGGTAACCGGCTTAACCACCTTCCAAACGGAGCTGGCTGGTAAGGAACGTGAGCGAATTCGGAACGAGCTGGCGGCCGAGCTACACGCTGCGCGTGAGTCAGGCGACACCCAGGCCGAGGCGAGGATCCTCGGTCAGCTGTCCGCCCCGCCGCCGGCCGCCAAGCCGCCTGTCCAGCAACAGCCGACTCAACAACAGCCTACCCAGCAACAGGTCCCAGCCGCGATGACCGAGTGGCTGGCCGAGAACTCTTGGGCCAAGAACCCCGTCTACATGCAAGCGATGTCGGTTGAGGGGGCTGAACTCCGCGCAGCGGGTAAGCTAAATGGAATGGACCTAACCGCCCAACTGAACGCTACGGCGAAGGTCGTCGCAGAGAAGTATATGCCGAATCGCAACAATGGAGGTCCTCGGGCTGAGAGTGGCTCCCGGGGGTCTGGTAATGGTGGAGGCGGACAGCAACAGTCCGACGGCCCGACCTTCGAGGGCCTGTCCGCGCAAGCTAAGGCCGAGTGCGACGCTTCTGGCGAACGAATGGGCTTAATCGGCCCGAAGAAAGCGTTCAAGGACCTCGCCGCTTGGCGCAAGCATTACGTCCAACAAGTAAGCCGATACGCCGACGGCGTCGGCTACGACTACAAGCCCCCGGGCAATTAACCCTTAGGAGATCGTCGTGGAAAGAAAGCCAATCAACCCTGTGGTCCAGAATCGCCTAGCGAGAGAGGAGGCTGAGCAACGAGCTGCGAACCGGGAGGCAGAGTTGCTCGCTCAGAGCCTCGGGCCGAAGACTGCCCCGGGGCAGGAGCAAGCTCAGCCGAACCCTGCGAACAATAACGGCATTACTCGGTTCAACCGAACGCCGATGAATATTCCTCGGCGGAAGTTGGAAGTCGCCCCGATCGCAGGCTTCAGGTTGTATTGGCATCGGCAGTCGGATATCGAACGTGCGATCGACGCTGGGTATGTGTTCGTCGATAAGGCCGAGGTCCGGGTTAACTCTCGCCAGATCGGCGCTGCCTATGGCATCGGCGGTAACACCGCCTTGGGGAGCGAAGTCTCGATCGTTGGCTCGGCTGGAACCGGCGAACGCCTCGTCCTGATGAAGATTCCCGAGGAATACTACCTCGACGATAAACGAGCGATTTTTGAAGAACACGCCAAGCAGATGCGTGCGATCTTTGACGGCGAGCTGATCCTGATGCCTGACGGCTCTGGATTCGGCCGCCCTGACTCAGTAGTAGACCCAAGTGGTGGAGCAGTGCCCACTGGTCTAACGTATGTGAAGAAGCAGCCATACACCGCCTTGTTCAATCGAGGTGGAAGAGTAGCGCCCCAGGTAACTGGCGGAAGAGTCCGAACTTATTAACTAATTCTGGAGGTTTGTTATGTCGGTTTTCAATAACCCGAGCAAGCCAGCTGGTCTCGCGCCCGTTGCCTCGTTACTTGCAAGTGGTCTAGGCTTCAACGGGCAGGGCAATCTGTATGCGATTGCTCCTGCAGATACAGCTGGTTACTGGCCCGGCGACTTAGTTGTTACTGGCACCACTGCCGGTAACACCTTTGGCGTCGGCTTCGATCCAAACGGTGTACCGATCATTACGAAGTATGTCGAGGCCTCGGCCCACCCAGTTGTGGGCGTGATCCAGGCGATCGGTATCGACCCGACTGGGTCTCAGTTCATCAACCCGAACGTCCTCGGTGGGGCGGCGAGCAACTACCCGTATGCAGGCCCAGGCGGTGCGACCTACCGACCGAACGCTGCTCAAAGCGTGTACTACTACGCCCTGGTCCTGGATGATCCGAACATCATCTATGAGATTCAGGAAGGCGGTACGGGTACCAACCTTGCGCCGGCGAGCATTACCCACTACAACGCTGACGTTGTTGTGGCGAATCCGGCTACCATTGGGGTAACTGCCCAGTCGGGCACCCAGCTCGACAACGCCACCCTTGCCACAACCGCTACCCTCCCGTTACGAATCTACCGATTCGTGCCTCGGCCGGATAACGGTTTCACCACAGTTCCTGCGACTGGTGGCGGCGGCCAAAAGTGGCTGGTGACCCTCAATAACCATATCCTGCGCGCCGGCGTAGTGTCGCCATAAGGAGAAACGAAAATGGCAGTCGGTGGAGTAATTACTACAGGCGCACACCCGAAGCTATTATGGCCGGGCGTGCACGGAATCTGGGGGCAGAAGTACTCTGAACACCCCCCGGAGTACCCGGATCTGTTCTCGGACGAGACGAGCAACATGGCCTATGAACAGGACGTCCAGGTGACGCCCTTTGGCCTAGCACCTCGGAAGTCCCAGGGTGGACCCATCACTTACGATTACGAGACTCAGGGTCCAGTGCAGACGTATCTGCACATCCCCTATGCCTTGGGCTGGATCGTTACGTTCGAGGAGCTGCGTGACAACCTGTACGAGAAGGTAGCGCGGAATCGCACAGCGGCAAATGCGTTCTCGATTCGTCAGACCTTGGAGACCCTGGCGGCGGCGGTTTATAACGACGCCTTTACCGGGGCGGTGTATCAGAACGCTAACGGGCAGAGTCTCTGCTCAACAGCGAACCCGAACACTACTGGTGGGACGTTCTCTAACGAGCTGAGCCCTGGGGCAGGTCTCCTCGAGGCGAGTCTTGAGGACATGTGCATCTTGATCATGGGTGCGACCGACGACCGAGGCAACAAGATCTCGATCATGCCGAGGTCGCTGATTATCGCCTGGCAGCAGTGGTTCAATGCGAACCGGCTGCTGAAGTCGGTGATGCAGCCCGGAACAGATAATAACGACATCAACGTCCTTCGCGCTACGAACGCCTTCCCGGAAGGCATCAAGATGAACCATTACCTATCGGCCCCGGATAGCTGGTTCACCCGCACCAATGCCGAGCACGGTATGATGATGTTCTGGCGGGATAAGCCGATCTTCGATCAGGACAACGACTTCGCGACGAAGAACGCCTTGGCCTCGACGTACTTCCGTGTCTCGTTCGGTAATACCGAGCCACGCGGGATCTACGGCAGTCAGGGACCTTGATAGGAGTGGTAGGTAGTTGATGGTATCGGGTTACGCCGTGTGACCCGATATCGTTTACCCCCATCTTTGGAGTAATCTTATGTCAGTAATTCCGAGTCAAGTCCCCCAGCGTCTACCAGCTGGCTCAACAACCGACCCGCCGTATGGTCCTTGGGCCGACAACGGTAACGGGAACCCTTTTTTCTATCATCAGTTCGCCGACGACTTTGACAATGCGCTCGGCTCAACTGGGCTCTACACCATCTCGGCGGGCGGGGCTGGATCAGTAGCTCACACCCCTGGTGACGGGGGTCTGGCCTTGTTCACTACCGCCGGTGCTAGTGGTAACTTTGAGTCGATTCAGCTCCCGGCCGCCAGCTTCACTGCCCCTCAAGGAGCTTTAGCTGGGAAGAAGATGTTCTACATCGTTCGATTACAGCTGTCGGACGTAGTGAACAGCGCATTTATTGCTGGTCTAGCTAACACCTCCGCGACTCCTTTCGCCGGTCTGACCGACGGCATCTGGTTTTCTAAGGCGAGTGCTAGCAGTCAGATTGTTATCAACGTTGCAGCAGCAAGCAGCGTAAAGTCGTTTAACCTCAATGCGAACTCGTATAACTTGGCGAATGGGGTTAACCTTGATCTGAGTTGGTACATCGACAGGTATGGTAATGTACAGTTCTCAGCTGGGGCACAGTTAGTTGGTTGGCTGCCGCAGAGTGGAACCGGAGCGAGCACTAGTGCACCAGAGCTCTACCCTTCGCTTCCAGTTCTCTGTCCGACTGGCAAGTTGTACTCGGGCAATCAGCCAACGACCGTTGCCTCAGGCTA